TAATTACTCCTGCTGATTATTAGAACTTGCCAACGATTTCTTCAAACGACACACCCGTTCTTACAGCTACGAAGTTCAACTGAATAAAGTTGATGCTTCGTGCTGGCTTCACGTAGATATCGCCAATGAATTCGTTTCGATCAATGACTTCGGCTGTGTTGTTCGTTCCATCACAGACCACTCGATAATCGTAAATGCCCCTGCGTCCCTGCACCATTCTTAGGAATGGTTCGACCAGATTCACGAACTGTGCGCGTGTAAATTCATCATTGAATTCAAACAGGCTAGAACGTGCAGCTTTTGCGATTGACTTTTCGAGAACAATGAACAGACGACGCACGTTAATGCGGTCGAATGCACTTGGGCGCGAAAGTAGCGTCTTGTCACCAAACAATAATGTGCCGTCACCCGGTTGTGAAATCACAGGGTTGACACCATTCTTGTACAGTTCGTCACGGTTGGCTTTCGTAGGCGCATAAGATAGTTTGATAGCATTCTTAATTTGACCGCGAGTTAGACCCGCTGGCGACCACCAAGGATCACGATCTGTATCAGTGCGAGCGCATAGACCGGCAACGTCGCCGTTCAATGGTAGCCAACGATACTTGTCGTTATACTTGTCGTACTGATACTTCCATCCAGAGTCCATGACTGCGTAAGAGCTAGACACGTTTGAAAGTGAATTGTTGCGATAGTTGATTACGTCTGTTGTAGGATCTGCTGCTCGCGTATTGGCTAGAGCAGGAGAAACGAAGACTACGCAATCCTTGCGCTCTTCACCTATATTATCGATGAGGTACTTAGAAACTGTTCCGCTATGTGCAGCAGCCATTACCAACTGAACATCAACGTCGCTATTTCTGAAAAAGTCATAGGCACGCTGATTGTCACCAGCCACAACAGTACGGTCACTTCCTAGAATAAGCGAATATGCATTTTCTGTAGCCAGCATATCAGGGAATCCGAAACTGGTATTAGCCAGAACACCCCACGTTTGATTTTGGGTGTGATCGTGTGGTTGACCGGTGCCGTACACATACTTGGATCTGCGGAACAGAACGTCTTGCCAATAGATACTTCCACCACTTTCGCTCTTGGCGTTTGTTGCCTTGGAAAGATTTGAATACTTTTCTAGAACTGTGTTTGCAGTTCCGCTGAACAAACCATCTTCATCAACGACAACCATATGAAATTCATCATTGGCTACTGTATTAAAATTTGATGAAATGTATTGGCTGGTTCCCGGTGCCTTATCAAAAAGACTACCGTATTCCCAAGTGGACATTGCAACATTGCCATTTGCCCAAATACCAACCTTGAGAGAATTGCCATATGCACCCGGATATCTTGCTGCGATCCAAGTGTTAGCTTTGACCGCAGCCGTTACAACATCAGCGTCATAAGATTCTTCATTCTTAATATAAATTACATGTCCAACTTGCTCCGTCAGTGTCACATTCTTGAGATTGGCGAAGGCATTGTTGCTTGTTGTATTGCAGCTACGGACTACTCGCAAATCACCTGCATAAGCTAGGAAATTTGCTGCTGTGAAAAACGTTGTGTATACGTTATTTGACGGTTTGCCAAACATCGTAACTACCTGATTTTCGCTGGAGACTTGGCGTAGAACATCTACTGGTCCCCATTCGAACGGACCCGCGACGGCACCCGTAGATACGGAAATGGCAGGTATTACTGTGGTTAGATCAACCTCAGAAGTCAATACACCGGGAGATACTTGAAATGTCATGTGGGTCTACTCCTTAATAGGAACTATCGGAATCGCATTGATTATTTAGGTTTTTTTAGTTTCGAACAAAGTCCCACACTGCACCATCTTCTACGAATCTGGTGTCGTCGGAGCCGTCAATTAATACCGGCAATGGCAGGCTTTCTTGATCAATCTTTGCCATTTGTTCTCGGTAGAGCTTTTCCTTAATATTAGTGTTACAGAGGTCAGCGAAAAACGGTTGGTTGGTCATCCATGCAAACAAAACCAAACACATAACCAAATCGTCGTTTCCACCATCATCAGCTTCAAAGCTATTACGTTTATTTATGAAAGTTGAAAGCTCGGCAATAATGTGAAAATCTTGGAAAAGTAGCTGATAGCTCTCGATCATAGTCTTGACTAATGAACAGCCAAGCCGTTTTACGCTCTTGGTGGTGCGAATACCACGCTCGCCTGCCTTGCCCCCATACTGCCATGACAAGACGACCTTTTGCTTGTGGACGACCGATGAAAGGATGTTTTCGTACTCATAATCGTCAAATAGCGAGTCTACCACTTGCTGTCCATTATCGTTAATTTCAACTAAAACGTAGGCTTCGTTATACCACTTGCCCATCTTGGCAATGATCGACGGATAGGTAATAGGTGAAATATCATTGTCTTTGTAGGTGCAGACGACGTTGTACGGGATGGTAGTCACATCTATGACCACGAACGCTGAATAGTCAAGTCCCTTGCCTCGCGAAGTGTCGGCTACCAGCACATATTTACCACCCGCAACCGGTTGTTTGTAGATATGCAAGCCTGCGATGGTGGTGTCAAATGGTGGTGTGATGAAAGATAAGCTTTTTAGGATATAGCCGGAAATCAATGTGCCTGCCGAACCTTGAAACTCACAATTATGATGTACGAGTTCATTGGCAATATATTCGTGTTTGGTGCCAACATTCACGGGATCATATAAATCAATTTCTTTGTTGTACCATTCTTTATGAATGAGTTTCCTTCCACCATGAAATATGCAACTATCATCCACCCATTCAGCTTCAACGAATCTGCCGTCTGATAACTTCAGGAAATGTCCTTCTGAGCAAATAATATTGGAGCCATCTGAGAATTCCAAATATAGAGAAGCACTATGATGACTTATTTTGATTCCAATAAAATCATGAAAGCCGTCAGGAGTCATAATTTCGTAATCGCGATTATTTACGAGCATCTTGAACTCCTGCTTTCCACGATTTACCATTGACAACTCTGCGGATTCCTGCTGGTGTCATTCCATACTTTGATGCAAACTCGCGACAAAAAAGTGATGTGTATTCATATACGCGCCCATGTCTTCCAACTTTTCCAATCTTGTCGAATTCAGTCAATTCAACTTTAGCTTCAAATTGCTTCCTGATGAACTCCGCATCTGCCAGCGTGAGCTTTGAAGAATGTCGCTTGCCCTTTCGCATCTTGCTGAATTTCGCGATTGTCTTGTCAGTATACTTCCTACCAACACAATACTTATTACCCATATTCGTGAAACGAATAGTCTCTCTGATCACATCTTCACACGATATTCTACCACTCAATCCTTGCCATGCAATATAGTCTTGCCAATGACCGTGTTGCTCAAACAGATGCTTGTGTTCTAAAGCATGTTCTTCAATGGAGAGTTCTTTGATGTTAGAGGGGTCATTCGTCCCTCCCATATGTTTTGGAATGATGTGATGTTTGTGTTTCATATTAGTATATAGTCTTCCTAGGAATTCACAGATAATCTTTTAGTAAAATTTTCTATACTTATGGTTTCTATGATACCAGTGTTTTTATTTCTTACTGTTATGAGTGATTTACCACCAATACACTCCATTTCTTGTAGATACTTTTCGTCGCCAAGCACTCGTCTTTGTTCTGCTGCCCAGTCTTCGGTGCGATTAGGCACTTCGCGCCAGTTGGCTTCGATAGGGGTAAAACCATTGCGCTTTTCGATAGCATCAGTCCACATCTTATAGAAGTGATTCATGCCATTTGGGGTAGAACTAATCAGAATCTTGGAGCTTTCGCCAGAAGTAATGGTAGGATAGACAGACGAGAAGAATTCGTCGGCAATATTGTTAGGCACGAATCCGAATTCGTCCAGATATAGCAAGTTGAAAGCGTAGCCGCGAATGACGGTAGAAGCGGTTGAATCTGCCATGACTCGACTCTGGTTTTCCAGCCCAATATCGCCCTTATTCCATTCGGTCACACCTTGCTGAATCCAGTGCGGTAATTCAGCATAGGCAATTTTGATGCGATTCAGGATTTCGCGAGCCGTCTTAGCCTTATTAGCTAGAATGGCTACAAACTTAGCGTCATTGAATAGGGCATACCACAAGATATATCCGACGACCATAGTGGTCTTACCAATCTGGCGTCCTGCTTTTATTATGACTTTACGATTCGCGTTGATCTGACCGATAGTATCTTTTTGCCAGTCATACATATCAATCTTCTGAAAGCCTTTATCCAAGGTAATAATATTGACATAGGTTTGAATAAAATACTCAGGATTTTCAGCGCAACGAACATATTCATCCACCTGTGCTTGAGTCATCGAAAGCTTGACACCAACTTTCTTGAGCTTGGGATTGCCCAAGTAATATTTGTGTGGTGCGCTCATTTTGTCTTGTCTTGGCGCACTTGTTTCAATAATTCACTAGTTGAACCAACAAATACAGCCTTTTCAACTGTTATATTATTAGGAGGGCTTTTATCATTAGCTTCTAAGGATTTTTTCTTTTCTTGCAGCACCATCAATTTATCGGTCATATCAGATATATTTTTGAGCATTTGACCAGCTACTTCATACGCTCTAGGATGCTGCGATTCTTTTGCTACTTTTAGAATACCATCAAGAGCCTCACTACCTTTGTCAATCAGGTCGCGATGCGTAATGCGTGAATATTCGTAATCAAAAGATATGTCGCGTTCTGTTCCTACTATACATGGGAGTTGTTCTTCAACAATACAAGGAAGCTGTTCTTCTACAATACAGGGGAGTTGTTCTTCAACAACCACGAGTTCATTACCATTAACTAATCCGCCCTCATTTTCCATTCGTAGGTAATCTTCGTCGGGTTCTATTTCTAGTATCATGTTTAGGGTTTTATCTACTTCACTTGTTATGGTCATATTAGAAATACTCAGTTATATTCGCGCTAAATCCGAAGGCTTCAAGTTCTGTATTGGCTGTATTTGGAACCGGCGTGACCGAAATTTTCACTAGTTGATTCGGGTCTGTATCAAAGGTCACTACATTATATCTAGCACCGGAGACAGCACCAACAATGGTAGTATTAGCTAAAAATGTGCCATTAGTGTCATAAACAATAATAGTATTAGAATTACCACCATACCAATCGTGAACATACCCTGTTGCGGTTGCTTCGTCGAATGAAGTGCCTTGAAATACTAACTCATTATACTTATAAGTACCGGTGTTCGAATTAGCAGTAGCTGGTGTGAGATACATGGTCTTGAGCGGATTTGTTTCAAAAGTATTGTCGTACACATTCGCGGTGGCTTTTCTGATCATCTTGATATCATCAATTGCGCCAAACAAATATGCTTTCACTGTAAAATTCAATGTCCAGATAATACTGCGCGTCGATTCTGGATCGCCTTCGTGTGAGTCATCATAGGTAATTGAATTGAAAACTATCGGCACATCTAACTTCAAATCGTTGATGCCAACGAAATCAATTGTCACCGTGTAATCTGGCGTAAAATACGGCAAAATCTGCTCAACAATTTGCATACCATCTTCGGTGTTGCGCACAAAGCAATATAGATTGAAGTCAAAATTGTACGGAGTTACGCGCACCTTTTTCAATCCGAGCGGCAAACCTTCTGCGAACTGTTCAGTAAAATTAGAAATCTTGCGCAACGGGTCATAGGAAATACCATTCATTTCAAATGCCATGCGCGGTAATGTAAGATTGACTGGATTGACTAAATCGGGTGAGCTTGCAATACGCATATAAAACTTTTCTTTTGATGCGTACATGAGCGGCACGTTGATGCGCTCAATTTCTACACTTGAATTATTGGTCTGATCATACCTGACTAGACGCATATTATTGAAAATAGATCCAAACGCAACGACCAGCTTGCGTACAATACGATGATAATAATGTGTATTTGATAACATTATGGTTCACCGAACGGATTTGATTCACTGAAGTCTAAAATAGTATTGGCTTCTGTTTCAATGATTACATTGTCGCCAAGTTCGCCCAGCGGAATTGTTGCGTTATACATGATATCATAGCTTACCAAATTAGCATTTGCGTTGCTACTATTTCCATGAATGACATTGCTGTTAGTGGTATTGATAAACGCGCCCTTGATATTGCGCAGACGTAATATACCATCAGGACGATCAAACTCGACCACAATTCCCTTAGAGGTAGAGTTAGCCACATCACCAAAAGTTCCTTGATACGCAACTTCACCGCGTTCAAATGACTGCGTAGAATATGTATTAGCATCTACTGTAAAATTAGTAGATACAGCCGATTCATCTGCGACTTCATCAATTTCTTCAATGCCAGTGTTGATAAATTCGCTGTTGTACTTGAATGTTTCGAGTGACAGCGCGTACATATATGGCTCAAATTTGCCTAGCTGGAAGAACGAAAGATCGCGTTCTACGAAGCGAATTTCCATTAGTTTTCTTTGCGCTGGCAGATATATTAGATCACCTTCTAGCGGGATTGTGCGAACTGTCTTCGGCACGAACTTTTCAAAGGTTCTTCTAGCCACAGCGACTCGCGCAGTCTTTTCAATCTGTAGACCAAACTTGGAGAAGAATTCCTGTTGACCACCGAAGTCGTTGAAAGTCTCCAGATACATGTCAATCTTGATTGCTTGGTCAAAGTATTTTACTGGATCGTCACCAAACAGGGTGTCAAATAATCCCTGTGAAGTGCGCGGAATATAGTAGATATCAATGCCATGATTCTTGATAGATTCTATGACAAGATCTTCAAGGAGCATTTGCTCCCGAGTAGCCGCCTGATTGTTGAAATATACCGAAACTGGCATGATATTATCCTAGCAAATAGGTAGGTGGAGTCTCGTAAGTATCTCTCAATTGTTCTTCTAGGCGTAGAATGTCGGCAATTGCTTCGTCGTATATAAGCTGTCCATTGATGATCATACCACCGGGAAGTGTGTAGTTGCCGTATTTCTTCATGTTTTCTCCCCACTGTTTCTTGATCACTTGAGTAGTGTATTCCTTGAGCCACTGGTCATTATAGACCTTTGGGAATTCATCAGCCGTCAGGACGCGAGTACATTCTAGAATGAAGTATCGGTCTTCTGGAACTTCTCCAGCTTTCCAATTCATGTCGATGTACACTCTGCCCATGTGCTGATTGAAACGAACCGGATTTTCACCGACTAAAAGCAGTTCTAACATGCGAATATGGGTTCTTGCTATCCAGTAATACTGGTAAGACGAACTGGTAAACTCGTATAGCTCGTTCAGGCGTAGCTGGTAATTTAGGTCAAATATGTTGAAATTGGTGCCAGAACCGGAGTTTACCACATCGCTAGTCAGCGGCAGGATTCGGTTCACCCCAATGACGTTATCTGGTAGCGGCACCCATCCATAGGTGTTGTTGGCAATGGTCACATTTGAAGCATTGGATGAAACATTGGCAGCATTAGTTTGAGTGTTTGCGTCTACTTTTATGGCTAGATAGTCAGGAATATTGGCGTCATAGTGGTATTGCCCGAATTTTTGCAGGGCATCATCCACCCGATCATCTACCTGATCGTCGTCTACGTTGATATCAATGACCGGAAAGCCCAATCTGCGTAGGGCATAATCCTTGAGAGTTGAACGACTAGTTGGTGTTGCCATGCGTAAAATCCTTGTATAGTAACCCTTTATTTATGTATGTGCCAACGGCACCCTTTTTAGTATAGAGTTGCAATATTGGTTTCAACAAAGTCCATACCTACTGCTGCGGCTACTGTATTACAACTTCTCCACTCTTGAATGGCTAATAATGTGTTACCCAGCGGCATATTG